GACGCACATGATGGATACCAGACAATCGGACATTATGTGGGTTCAACTGGCGACGATAATGAGTACGTCGCAGTGCACTTGACGCTTGAATAAACCAAGAAGGAGAGAGAGCTTCGGCTCTCTCTCCTTTATTTCACACACAACGGAGATATTATGGCCGAGAAGAAAGCACCCACAGAGAACCAGGAGGGGTCCACGGCGGTTGACGAGCTGGTGGGCATGATCCAGAAAGCTGGCCCCGAGGCACAGAAGGCGATGCGAGAAGCATTGGGCGTGGGTGGGGCCATTAAGAAGCCACCGCCTACCCAGTCCAACCAGGACGCCAAACGCATTGCGTATTCAGTGGGCGAGATCGTACAGCCGGAAGGGTTTCAGCCGAAGGCATCACAGGCCAAAGCTGAAGAAGGACCGGAGGCTGTGGCCGAATGGCTGGCGCAGTGGAACCAGAGAAACAGCAACCCGTCCAGCCAGGCCGAAGAGTACGCCGACATCGCGCAGATGTAGATGGCCGAGAAGTTCAAACAGATACAGGCGGCATCCTTTTCTGGGGATGCTGCCACGTTGGGCACGATCCAGGTTGAGACCATCGTGTTGGGGTCGTACGTCACTCTCGCAAATTTGACGACGACTGAACGAGATGCCCTAACAGCCAGCAATGGCATGGTTATCTACAACGCGTCGACCAATAAGCTGCAAGCCTACGAGAATGGCGCGTGGGCAAATCTGATTTAACCGGGGGAGAGTAGGAGACTGAGCGCATGAGGTGACACTAACTGAAGCCTACACCATGGCGTTAAAGCGGGTGGGCTTGGACGAAACCAGCGCTACGTTCAAGGACCAGATGCGGCTCTACCTCAATATGGGGGCCAAAGAGCTGGGTGCACTGGCGGACTGGTGGTGGTTGTATAAACAGGGCACGCTCACCACGACGCATACCGTAACGGTGAAAAACATTACCGGGGGGTCGTTTGCCGTTGGAAATACCATTACGGATGGTACCAATTCTGGCACCATTGCCGCGTCCTACGATGTAACCAACGCGCCAACCATCATCCACTACACCACGTCAAAAACGACGGATTTTAGTGGCACCCTTTCTGTTAGTGGTGGCCCCTCGTCCACCGTTGTTTCTGATGTTGTCACGCGCCAGTATCAACTGGCCAGTGATGTGTTGTCTCCCTACAGCTGGCGCGACGAAACGAACAACCGAGTCCTGACCATTGCCAGCTGGGACGAAATGGATGAAGCCGACCCCGACCAAAACGAGACGGGAGATGCCCGCTGGATCATCCCGGAGGGCGCTGACTCCAACACGGGGTACCAGCTGGTGGCAGTGTTCCCGCTGCACGATACCTCTAATGAAACTTTCCGCTACCGGTACTACGCCTACATCCCCGATTGGACATCCGACGATGACTCCACGGCACTCGACGGATGGATTCCGCAGCCGCTGCAACCCGCACTTGTTTACACGGCTGCGGCGCTGTACCAGCAGGAAAAGGGGGATGATGATGGCGCACAGATTAACCGACAAGAAGCAGATCGACAGGTAGACCGTGCGCTGCGTGTAAACGCACGAATGTGGGGCAATCGCCATCGCGCCCGCAGCCATAAGTTTGGCAGCGGCAGTGCCTTCGGGTTTTTCGTGCAGGAAGGATCGCTAAGTGCCTAATGGTTATTGACGGCGATGCCATTGTTCATGGCCCATGGACTGCCGGTGCGGTTTACAACCTCCCGCCAGAAAATCTGGAAGAAGACCAGTGCACCGATACGATCAACGTGCGAATCGGGCAGGCGGGGGAGTGTGAGAAGCGCACGGGGTCCGCTAACTATGCTGGGAGCCAACACGCCATTTCCGGCGATCCCAACGTCATGCTTGTGGGGGAATACCGCGAGTCTTCTACGTCGCAGCCAGTGTTTAAGGCCGCCGGGTCAGTGTTCTGGGAGTACTCCGGGTCAGCATGGAATGACCGCACCAATAGTCAGACAATCACTGCCGATAAGCCGTTTACATGGGTCGGGGCCAACGGCACGCTGGTTATCACCAACGGCACAAATGCCCCGCTTAAATGGACGGGCACGGGGGCGGGGCTCGCCTTACTCGACGTGGATAGCCGGTTCACGACAGCTCAGCACGTGGCCTTTTGGGACAACCGGCTGTGGATGGGCAACACAAATGCCAACACAGACCGACTATGGCGGTCTGACCTGGGCGACATCGAGACCTGGGGTGCCACGTCTTTCTACAACCTGGGCAGTGACATCACCGGGCTTGTGCCGGTGGCAGACTCGCTGGCCATCCACACAGCAGACGGCATCCACACACTGACGCCCACGGGCAACGCCACGATCCCGTACCAGCTGCAACAGCAGACCCAGCAGGCTGCGCTATCGGGCCGCAGCGTTGTGACGGTCCCTGGCAACCGGCAATTCTTCGTAATGCTGGAAGGGGTGTACGAGTGGGATGGCACAGAAAGCGTTACCAAGGCATCCATTGACCTGGACGAAGGATATTGGGGCCAGCTCAACCCCGCTGCTCTGAAAAACAGCTTTGCCATCTATTACCGGCTCAAGAACGAAATATGGATATGGCTGCCGTTTGGCGCTTCGCAGACCAATATGAATGACATCATGGTCTACAACGTGGAGAAGGAACGCTGGCATGGGCCATTCCGTGGCCAGACCAGCACCACGTATTACGAGCGAGCCTGTGCGGCGATGATTAACAACAAGCCACACGCGGGAGATTTTATTGGCGAGCTTGTGGATCACGACCCGGAAGTTTACACGGATGTGAATGACTCCTCAACGGCTGCCATTCATGCTTCGTTCACGACCAGCGCCAAGGCACCAGAGGGTGAAGAATCCCGGCTCAGATGGCTGTTTGCACGCAACTACTTCGACTCGATTGGCGCGTTTGACATAAAGCTGCAGCAAGTGTCATCCGGGATCGTCGGCCAGACCCAGACCGTCACACAGCAGGGTGCGGGCTTTAATCTGAACACGGATGAGCTGGACACGGGCAAGCTGGGAAGCGTGCGCGTCCTGTCTCGTGATTCTGAATTGAGTGGCTATGATCCCCATTCATCCATCACGGTATCGCAGAACGTTTCAGCTGAATGGTTTCGGATACGAAGGATCGTTCAGGTCTACAAGGATTTGGGTATCAAGCGCAAGCGGAAAGCAGGGGTGCAGTAATGTCAGAAGGTGCGTGGGGGGTTATAAGAACTAAGCTGAATCCGCAGTTGAATCGTCATATTGAGAACCGGAATTGGGGCGCCAATTACAACATCCCTGGACAAGGGGATCGTCAAGACAAGCCGTTTGAAGACATTACACAAAGGGTCACGTTTGAAGCGAATATCGCGCCCGAGCTGCAGCAATTCGTTGACAGTGCGTCTCAGGCCGCCACGGACATTTCGGGCTTTAGCAATTTTCAAACGCCGTCACAGTGGAATCCGTTTGCAGCAGGGGTGACCGAGACCGGCAAGACCATTGGGGCGTTTCCCGACCAGATAGGGGCTGCACAAACCGCAGCAAAAACTCTCGACAAGACGCTTAGCGGCGCATTGCGGTCTGCCGAGGGATTGACGAGGGGTTCGTTCAGCGGGCAAGCAGGCGTCATCCCTGAAGCTATTGGCCTTACCGGGCAACTAAGCGCTGAGCTGGGCAAGATTACGGTACCCGACATTACGCCCGAAGCCATCCTGCCGAGCGAGGAGGTTTTGGCGACGGAGATGGGAAAAAGGCAGCCGAGTGCATTCGCAATAGATGATTTTCTGCCGACCAGGGAGGTTCTGGCGACGGAGATGGGAAAGAGGCAGCCGGGGGCATTCACGGTAGGAGATTTTCTGCCACAGATCGGACGTGCGGACCTGCTTGAGGCACTGCCAGGCCAGCGCATCCTGGGTAGTGACATCCTGCCGCAGATTGGACGTGAAGATTTATTCAGAACACTGCCAGGCCAGAGACTGGGCGCAGGCGACATTTTGCCGCAAATTTTACGTTCAGATCTACTTGGGGCACTGCCCGAACAGACACTGGGCGCAAGCGATATCCTGCCGCAAATTTTACGTCCAGATCTGCTTGGGGCACTGCCCGAACAGGCGCTGGGTGTAGGCGATGTCCTGCCGCAAATTGGGCGTCAAGATTTATTTAGAGCGCTGCCAAGCCAGAGACTGGGTGTAGGGGATATTCTACCGCAAATCGGCCGCGAAGATTTAGTCAGAGCGCTGCCAAGTCAGGCACTGGGTGTAGGGGATATTCTACCGCAAATCGGCCGCGAAGATTTATTTAGAGCGCTGCCAAGCCAGGCACTGGGTGTAGGCGATATTCTGCCGGAAATTGGACGTGCGGACCTGCTTGGAACGTTGCCCGAACAGAGGCTGGGCGTAGGCGATATTCTGCCACAGATCGGACGTGAAGATCTATTTAGGGCATTACCTGGCGAAGGACTTACGCCGAGTGACGTTCTGCCACAGATCGGACGTGACAACTTGCTGGATCAACTGGCTGGCGAGCGCATCTTGAGTCGCGATATCCTGCCGTCGGAAGAAGACTTGGCCCGGACGGTGCCCGAACTGCGCCCCGCCCCGTTCTTGCCGAGCGAACTCCTACCAACGGGGGCTCAGCTAACAAGCATGCTGGCAAACTTGCGGCCCGATGCGTTCTTGGCGAGCGATCTTTTGCCAACGGAGGAGGAGCTGGCACGCACGCTGGAGGAGCTGATACCGGGTGCCGGGGGCGTCGTCCCACCACCCGCTGGGAAACCAGCTGGCCCAGGCGACACAGGCGACCCAGGCGACACAGGCGACCCGGCTGAACTGGAGGGGATGGACAAGCTGCTAAAAGACTTACAGTCAGCCATAACGACGTTGACAACTGGCCCCACTACAGCAGAAGAGCTACGAGCTGATCCTCTCACAGCATCACTGCTGCTGGACTTGGAGCAGCGCAACGAAGAAGATCGGGAGCAGGCACTGGAAGACCTGAACCGATTGGGCATGATGGACTCTGGCAATCGAATCGACATTATGAACGAGCTGCGAGCCGGTCAGAGGCGAGCTGAGGCGAGCGTGCTGGGTGATGCTGCCGAGCGTTATCGCACAGATCGGATCAGCGGCCTGACGGGCGGCACGGACTTGTTCGGCACGGCCTCACAGCGCGAGCTGGGCCTGGGCGAACTGGACTTGAGCCGAGACCAGACAGACCTGGACATCATCGCCGCCATCACTGCAGCACTGGACCCGGATTTGGAGATTGACACGGACGATGAGAAGCAGAAAAACCTTGCAGCGATGTTGCTGGGCCTGACAGAAATCCCGGACCCACAGTATGACCAGCTTTTGGATTTGATCGGACTGAAGCCGGAGTATCGGGAGGCCTACGGACGCGGCCATCGGAGAAATCCCAACCCGACCCCAAGATAATGACAATAGGGAGCTAAATTATGGACCCGCTTACATGGGCAATGATTGGACAGGGGGCGCTGAGTCTCGGCGCAAGCGCTCTCGACTACCGAGCCCAAGGACGGGCCGCCAGACGGCAGCGCGAGCGAGATGCTTTAAACGCGGTTGTTGGGTCATTGTCTAACAGGCAGAGCGCCCGAAGGGCCCCGGCGCAGGGCCAGTCGGTAGCTGCCAATGTGCTTCGTGGCCTTGATCCGCTAACGCAAATGATGATGCAGCGTGCGCAAAGGAAGCCGACCCCGCAGCCGCAAGACGTGAGTGGGTCACAGGCAGCTGTGAACAGTTTAAACCAGATACTGGAGAATCTCCGCATCCGGTCTCAACAGGGAGGCCAAGCTGGCGGGGTCGGATTTCCATGACACAGGCTATAGCAAGTAGATCAGGTGGCAACAAAGCCAGGGTCTCCGTTCAGGAACGCATTGACCAGTTAGTTGCACAGGGGGTTCCGCTCGCCGAGGCGACCGAGCAGGCCAATAGGGAGGCAGTAGCTGCGACAGAGGTTATGCTTCCGACCACTGTAGGCGATGCGCCTACAGACCCTCCTTCTGGCGTAACAACAGCAGTCACCTTCGGCAATGGCTCTACAGGCACTTCGGCGGGGCCATCTTCGCTTCTCTCTGAGCTACATCCTCCCGGCTCTCCCGCCTGGGCGAAAGCTCGGCGTGATTATCTCGACGAGCTTAATCGAGCCTTAGACGATTCAAGGGAACAATATCGAGCCGCTGTCATCGGAAAAGCCGAAGGGCCTGAGCCGGTTGGCGCTTCAGCCGGAGAGCCTTTGCCGGTTGAGGGGGTGGGCGAAGACGCCCAGCAGGAGATCAATGGACGGGACTCCGGTCCTCCAGGCCGGTCAGGTGATGGCGGGTTTGCCGAGCACGCACGTGTGGCCCGCGAGCATGGGGTCGTTGATCCGCTTCTAAAGCGGATGTTAGAGGAGCGTCTCGGGCGGGAACTGACCGACGAAATGTTCCTTCGAATTTCCAACCCTGGTTCGGCAAGGCCGGGCTTAAGCCCGGTTGAGCTGGATGCGCTTGAGCCAGATCTGACGCCACTTACGGCTCCGGCTCCGCCGACAGTAGATAAGGTGCCGTTTAAGCAACGAGCGATACATGAACTGACCCGCGACCAAGGCGACTTGGGCTTTCGCCTGTTGCAGACGCTGGGCAACGTGGGCGGGGCCGTCGCTGGCGGCCGAGCTATTCAGGATGCCAACAGGCAAGACCAATCATCGCAGGCGCGGGCCAACCTCATAAATGCGCTGTCCAGCCGTGCTGTCGCCCGTGGCACTCGCACGCAGCCGTCGCTGGGGCTCCTGGGTCAGTTGTCGTCTGGCCTTGCTGGGATTGGAGAGGCAGGGTTACAGCACGGAGAACTGCGCCGCAAAATAGACCAGCAGGAGTTTCTCAACAGGGAAACCACAAGGCTTACAGATGCGAGGCGGGCGGGGAAGGGAACATCCGGGTCTGAGATTCCGAATCTCACCGAGGGCCAGCGAAACCTTATGATGGATCAGCTGCGGAACGCCACCGGACGGACACTGGAGGAGAGGGCGGGGAATGCGCGGATTGATCTCACGGCAGTGAACAACCGGGACCGCATGGCACTCCGGCGAGCCCTTTTTCCCGAGGCAGCCGTCACACCTGAGCTGGGCGACTTTACCGAAGCCCTAACGTCATTGGGCGCACGCAACCCGGAAGCCGATGCGGCGACGCTGCTTTCTGACTCAGGCTTGCAAATTCCATCCGGTTTTGAGTCTGCGGCAATAGGCGTAATCAGAAATGCCCAAGATAAGGTTGAACCACCGGAGCCTGACGAGCCTGGCGACCTGGAAGCCGACCAGAGGCGTGCCCTGACAGACAACCTACGGTCCTTGGCGCAAGACGGCGAATCCTTAGACGCGGTTTTGGATCGCAACCCCGAACTGTCTACCCGCTTCAACAGCCTGGGTGAGGCGGACCAGGGCTTTGTGCGGGACCGCTTTGCGGCCCCGGTGCCCATCGTAGACCGCGTGCCCCCACGGCAGGCGGGAGCTGGGACCGGTACGTTCTCCGACACCGGCAAAATGAACATGGTGGACTCTCAACTCTTTGGCGCACAAGTGGCGCAAATTGGCCTCCTGTTTGGCCAGCAGGAGTTGCGCGGCGACTTTTTGGATCGGGCGCTATTGGCCTTTGGGCTTGATGGCATCCCGGTTCTGGACGAAGACCAGAACGGCTCGTTATCCATTGGCCTGTTTAACCGGGTTTTCCAGGAGCAATTCCCAGCCTCGTCCCATTTTCGCCAGATGCTGGGCAGCTTTGCCATTCAGTACGCCTCTGCGATCAACAACGGCCGCCCGACAAAGGAAGATCAAGAGGCAGCGATGCGAGCCCTGCCAGTTAAGGGTGAGAAGTATGAGATCCAGGTGGCAAAAATGCGGATGCTGTCCGAAATTTCCACCATTCGTAGCATCGTCACGGCCTACGCCTACACGGGCAACAGCAACCTGGCGTCGTTGGGTTTTGTGGACTTTGGCCTTGCGGATGGTGAGCTTAGCCTAACAGGCCCACAGCTGGATCGCGGCCCGCTATTGAAATGGGTACGTGATAACATTGGAAATGATGCACTTGCAGAGGTTTCAACTGCGCTGCGCAAAAGTGACCGCATGTACGCGGAACCGGGGAGTGCGGATTCAGCAGACATAGGTCACGTCGTAATAACGACACCTGAAGAGGGAGAGCTCGAATAATGGCAACCGACAAACGGTTTGCGTCACACGCCGATTTGGGCCAGTGGTGGATGGAGAAGCACCCAGAAGATCCCGCCCTTCGACGAATGGACCCGGCTGAGATTGGTCGCCAGCTGCTACCACAGCTGGCACCCCAGGGCTTCACCGTGATGGACGAGTGGGGCAAGGTCAGCCTGGGAGAGACGGCGCGGAACTTTCCTGGCGATGTGTGGGAAACGGGAAAGGAGAACGTGGAGGGCATTTGGCATGGCCTTACTAACCTGCCTGAGACAGCGGAGCAGCTGGGTAACCTCGCCGTGGGCGGCATTGCAGAGCTGGGGGATGCATCCAGGCGACAGCGGCGGCAGCGGCCTTACCTTGGGGCTCCTTCTGTGCTCCAGACGCTGGGTCGCGGCCTCGAATATACAGGATTGGCAGATGACGAGAATCGTGCGATGGCCCGTGGATTTCGCGACCTGTATGAACAGAGCTTTGAGCCGGGCCAGGTTGAAAAACGTCCCGCCAATGCCCTGGCCAACGTCATGGACGCTCTGCCAATAGGGCCGAAGGCTCTGGCCAAAGGTAAACTGCTGCGCACGCTGGGCACGTTGACACCATCGCGCATGATGTCTCCACGCAACGTCGGTGGTGGCGTGCAGTCTATAATTGGAGGGGCGCGGGATCGGCTCACCAGGTCTGCTTCTGAGGAAGGAGGCCGTTTAAACAGAATGAGACAGCAGATGCAGCAGTTCCGCGACATGAACCGGGTAGGCGGCCGCACCATCCGCCATGACATTGGGTCCACGATGTTTGGTATCACCACAGGTCGCCCGGCTGAGTTCATCTCACAGCTTTTGCGACGGTCCAAGGGAGATACGCCCAAGTTAGGCAGGAATTTCCGCAGATTCTTCGTAGCAGCCCGACAGATGGGCCGTGGTGAGCTGGCTGGCCGCCTGCAAAGACGCACCTTTGAGGCAATGAACCGGCTGCAGGAGAAGATGCAGTCTGCGTACCGGAGCGGAACGGAGGAAGTGTTCGGGAATCTTGATGAGGTTCCCAACTTACCCATGGATCGGCTGCGGGAGGACATTACGCAGGCAATGGCAAGCATTGGCGTACAGGTCGGCCCTGACGGCAGGCTACTGTTTGATGAGTCATTCGTGACGCCGCTGGGGGGAGCCCGTGAGACGCTACGCAAGACGGTTGAGCCCCTGTTTAACCCGGAGCGACCTGCTGGTGCAGGAAAGCCGACTCTGGGCTTACACAGCGATACGATCAGCGCGTCCGAGCTGCACCGACAGCGACAGCTGGTTGACGATGCGCTGTCCACCCTGTCGGCCGACTCTGACGTGTCCACCAGGGCACGAAATGGCCTACGCGCCGTGCGTGAGGCAGCGGCTACTTACCTGGAGGACGCGCTGGGCGAGAAATACGTGACGGCGATGGAGGATTATCACATCGCCAGCATCTTGATGGATGAGCTTCAGACCAATTTGCGAATCAACCCCGGCCAGATCACGCGGCGGGGTCAAGTTGTTGGCGGCTCTCAGGAGCCTGCCATGCGAGCCATGGAAGGAGCTATTGGCGATACGGGCCTGTCGGCGCGGCGTTTAGACGCCATCGAGTTGCTGGAAGACATCACCAAGACCAAGGGATTGGTGGACATGCAGCTGGCACAGATGGCGCAAGCATGGGCAGGCGGCGGGCTGATCGTTCGCAACGAGTTGGCCCAGCTTGGCCGCGAACTGCTGAAGCCAGTCGGTGCCTTAATGGCGGGGGGCGCAGCCGTGGGCGCTGGGGTCGCTGGCACCGTTACCGGCGCAGTGACGGGTGGCTTGGCAATGCTGCCCGCAGTTGCCTTGTTCAGCCCACGCCTCATGTCATCCCTCATCGTGGGCCGTGGGGAGTTAGGTGGCATCCGTCAGGCTGTGAAGCAAGTCCTGTCAGACAAAAGCAAGCAGCGGATCGAACGTATTGCTCAGGCCATGCAACGGCTGGACGAGATGACGGGCGGCGATCTACGGCGGCTCGCGCAGCGGGAGGGCTGGAACGTGACTCAGCTGATGGAGCGCTTAGACGTGCAGCAAGAAAGCCAAACGCCTGTATACTCAGAGCAAGAGCAGAGACAAAGAGAAACCTTGCAGGCGTTGACCGGAGGACAAGGGGGCTGGGGTGACATCCCCTCAGAGCCAGAGTAAGCAGTAGTAGGAGGAACGGGAGTAGAAACACATGAAAGCGTGCCTAATGTAAGCCGTACTAAAACCTGGGTTTCTGACGAGGTACTGACCGCTGCTCACCTAAACGCTGAGTTTAACGGCATCCTCGCGGGCATAAACGACAACGCCCTCGACAACGACAACCTATCCCAGACCGACGACTATCTGTTGCGATCATTGGTGTTGGGATCTGGTGTCGCCGCAGGGGCCGGAGACGGCCAGCTGCATGTGCACGTGTCCTCTGCTGGAAGTGTCGCAGCCCATGCCGATGCCAATGATTTGGTGGTGGAAAGCTCCGCCAACACCGGCATGACCCTTCTCTCGGGAGCCAGTGCCACCGGCTCGATCCACTTTGGCGATACAGACAACGACGTTGGATCAATCGTCTACACCCATGGTACCGACATGGCCTTTACTGTCGAGACGGCGGAGGTGCTGTCGCTGGCAGCGGCAGCGGCCACTTTTAAGAAACCAGTCACCGTAGGAGTGGATGACACTGGCCATGACGTAAAGTTCTTCGGAGCGTCTGCTGGTGCCTACATGGAGTGGGACGAGAGCGCCGATCAGTTGCGGATCATGGGCGCATCGGCTGACGCAACCACCAGCACCGGAAAATTGCTGTTGGCTACTTCCCTTACAAACATCAATGCGAATGATGTATTGGGAAAGATTGACTTTCAGGCTCCCCATGAGGCTGGAGGAACAGATGCCATCACGGTTGCCGCCTCAATACAGGCTATAGCACAAGGCACTTTTGCAGCGGATCTCAATGCCACTGACCTGATTTTTTATACCGGCCACTCAGAAGCAGCTACGGAAAAACTGCGGATAACGAGTCAGGGAGAGATTGGCATTGGTGGGGCGAACTACGGAAGCGATGGGCAGGTGCTCACCTCTGGTGGTGCTGGGGTCGCACCGGCATGGGAGACCCCAACGACAGGTGACATCACGGGCGTAACGGCAGGTAACGGACTGTCGGGTGGTGGAACCAGTGGGGGC